ATGTTACCCATAGGGGTTTCAAGGATTTTAGCTTTGCCTATCCAAGCATTTCCTTCTTGGCGTAAACCCACAATTAAGTGAGACACACGGTCAAGATTAATGGATGGGGTGTCTGGATGACCCAGTTCACCAAAGGCACGGTTTTTATTAATGTATTCTTCTGTATAACGATTAACCTCAGTACGCATAACATCTTCTTTGTACATACGTTTGTTTTTATTAACCGTCTCAGCGACAAGAAAAGTACCTTCAATAAAAAGTTCTTTCTTGCCGTCTTTTTCTTCTACTAAGTAGGTTACCGATTCGGTAATTTCTTTAATGAGTTTCATTATAGACTTTCTATTATGGTGTTAATCCATACGGTGGGTAATTGAATGCAGCAGGATCATTAAACTGACCACGTTGATAATGATTATTGTCTTTACGCAAATCTAAAATCATAGTATAAGAATCATTTGCAGCCATACCACGGGTTACGACACCTATGTTACCATTGCACCCAGCAGTACCAGCAGCATTATTTGGAATTGTTGTCCAGTTGCCTGCACCGTCAAATTCACCATTTCCATTTAATATCATCAATGGAACTGGTGTGCTTGCTGTCCAATATAATTGAAGGTCACCACTAGAACCACAGTCATACCATAAACGATTCAATGCCAATCCATAATATGAGAGAGCACCTGTGTTTGCTGCGGACACTAACAGATTGGCTTTAGAAGTGTCTAATGCACCATAAAGTCCATTGGCTGTAATTCTAGCGGTATTTGATTCTTGTCCTGAACCATCGAAATATCCAGTTAATTTAATAACTACACCTTCTGTGGTATCTTTGATTACCTGATATGTAAATGAATTTGCCATTTTGTTTCCTATTAAACTTCGGTATCTTCCACTTCAGCATTTTGTGGCTGATTAAAAAGAGTTTTTGCTAATTGTTGTTTATGGTTATCGATATGAGCCATAACTTTATTATTAATTGCAGAGTACAAGGCATCACGCATTTCAGTTGCGTTTCCATCCTCTGCATAATCTACAATTGCTCTTGTTGTTTCTGACATATTATTCTCCAAATTAAATTATTTATAGTATACGTTTCAGTCTAGTGAAAGTATTTACTTCTTCTTTTTTTGCCGCCGACTTTTGTTTCTGTGTTTCCATTTCAGCTTGCGCCTTCAAATCTTCAGGATGAGTAGGTTGAGCAGGTATACTAGATGCCATTTGTTGTTGCGCAACGTCATTCATTACACCAACAGGCAATCCTAATCCCTCTTCTTTCTCTTTATCTATTTCAGTTTCCATTTCTTTAATTTGGTCATCTGTCAATCGTAACACATTGCGTTGAATCCATGCTTGTGAGAAGTAACGACCAGTATATGGATCAACAGCACCCAACAAGCTTAATCGTTGATTCATCAATTCAGCTTCTTTCAGTTCAGCAAAATTATTATCTTTAATGAAGTCATAATGGATATTTTCTTTAAATATATCCCATTCTTCTGCTGTGCAAATACCTTTGAGTACACATTGAATTCTCAATGCTTGGTCAAACATGTCTGTAAATTTGTTACGTAAACGGTCAACAAATTTTGAAAACTTTAATTCGTCACGGGTAATTTCAGAGGTACGACCCAATGAAAAACCCTGATTAGGTTCTAATCTAGAAATTGGTACAGACAAAGCGCCATACAATTTCTTTTGAAAATACTTAACGTCTTCCAATTCACCTAAGTTTTGTCCGCCAGGTAATGTGGTAATCTCAGTACCTTTACCACCTTCACGGCGAGGTAACCAAAAATCTTCCAACATAGACATGTGTTTGCGGTCATCACGCACTTCACCTGTGTTCGAATCATATACAAGTTTGTTCTTATATTTCACCATAATATCACGGAGATATTGCTCTGCTTTTAATTTTGGTAGATTACCTACGTCAATATAAAAGATGCGGCGTTCTGGAGCTCTCGAAATTCGGTAAATCACCGTTGCATCTTCAATCATCCTAAGTTGATTGAGAGGTTTGATAGCTTTATGTAGATAACTCAGAACGACTGCTCTACGTGAATCCATTAGACCAGAAACAATTGAAACAATTGAATCTGTTGTAATACGAATACCAACTGGACCAAAATTAGATGATGCACCAGTTACAACTTTATCATTGTAAATATAATATTCATTGACCGTTTGCATAACATCTGCACCGGTGCGCTCATCTTTTTGTTTCTTCATCTCACGTACTTTACGTAGTTTACGTGGATCGATATATCTTAGTTCTTTAATACCTTCTGTAGGTTTTTCTTTATCAATAATGGCATGATAATATAACCTACCATCAACATAGTACCTACGAAAAACATCTTGTGCCATGTTTTGATAATTTAACAAACGCAAGAGAATCTGAAACTCATCTTTGATTGCTTTTTTAATCTTATCTGGCGCTTTTAAATTATCTAAAATAATGTCTGTAATTTTACCATCATCATCTTGTACTATAGCCTCATTAACTATATCATCTATTGCAGATTCAATTTCTGGCTGCATTGCCATTTCACGGTAACGAGAAATGAGTTCTACCTCATTCTTTGCGGTACCGTCTAGGTCAACGTATGTGCCATAATAAGCGGCAGATGTAATAGTTAATGCGCCATCGTCCGTAGCCGGAGGCGAAAATGATTGCTGAGTTGTTTTTTGCAACTCATCTTTCTCACGGGATATTGTAAAACCAAAAAGTGAAAATTTATTTGTATTAGCCATATTTTTAAATTAATTATAAAGTCAAGAAAACATAAAGGAGGGTGATTAACCCTCCGTAAAAATCAGGTAGTTGTATCGTCTGTTTGCCACCATTGATATGCAAACGTTGTTTGATACTCTTCAATTGCGTCATTTGAACCCCAATCTAAATCGATTGGAGCCAAATCAATTGGGAATAAACCAACAAAGTTGTATTTCTTTAGTGTGTTACCTGTTTTGCCAAATTGTGTGACAGTTGCATCAACTGAATAACCATTTGAACCAGCTGCAGCTCCGTTACGCACGTTACCTGCATGGCTGTTGATAGCATTCATCCATGATTCAAGACTATTTCTAATTGAAAAATCTTCATCATTGATGATTGTTAATGTCCAGTCCGCAAAAGTTCTGTTACCAGCAAATTTCATCTCACGACCGAAATAATATACTGGTACAGTTCCGATTGTCGAACCTGGTAGTTGTGCAGTCTTGGCCATAAATGTTACTTTTTGACCAGACGCAACGCTGTTGAGTGCAATATTTGGAAAAGTTAGAGTCACTGCAAATAGATTAGGACGGGCACCGTCTCCAATCATTTGTGCTCTAAAATCTGCTACATTGAATGCCATTCTTTTCTCCTGTTA